CATCATCTTCGCCACGGGGTCTGGCGTGAAGTATTGAGCGAGATTCCTCGTGTCCCGTACCGAGTAGGCTTGGTATGCCTCGCCCAAGTAGTCCTGCGGCTCCTCCAGCATCGCTTGGTAGAAGCGAGCGAAGAACCCGCAGGCCGAGTCCATCACGTTCATCCGGTTAGTGTCTGGCCCTCCACGCACCGCTTCGGGCGTCAGCTCCTTGACCCGCGCCAGGTACGTCTTGTCGTCCCTGCGAACGGCAGCGAACCACAGCTCCATCACAGCCCGGAACCTGGTGTACCAGGATAGGTGCTGCAGGTAGGGTGTCGTGTCCATCCATCTGAGAAAGGACACCACAACAGGACTGCTAGCCTCGTACTTCCCTCGTGCCATGCTCTGCCTCCTTCTGCATCCGCTTGAACAATACCAGCAACCGATTCCGCTCTCGCTTGTCGCTGACCCTTCGTTTGATGTAGAGGGCTGCCGCCACCTCTGGGGCAGCCGTGGCCAGCTTGGTCTTCGCTCTCGCCCTCCTGGCTGCCCGGACCTGCACCGCTGGCCCCATGAAGACCCGCAGCGCTCCGGCAGCCAGCAGTCCCTCCTCTACCCTGCCCCAGTCAACAGAGGACTGGTCATCCACGAATGGGGTCACCTTGACCAGAGCCCCTGCTACCTTCGAGGAGTGCTCCTTGATGATCTCTTCCGTGGTCGGCGGCACCCCACCCGAGCCCCACGAGGAAACGTCGGGCTCTACCTGAACCAGTGACAGGGCGTTGGTTCTCAGCACCACGCGGACCAGTCTCTCGGACTTCGAGACACTGGACAGGTCGAGCACCACGAAGCCCCGCGCCTCGTTCCGCTCAGCGAAGCTCGTCCGCTCGGCCGCGCCCACCACGTACCGCAGCTTGGCATCCCCTACCCACTGGGGCTTGTGGACGTGGCCGGCCAGGACAAGCTGCCGCCCGATACACTCAGGCAGGCCGCTCTCCACGCTGTGGTAGGGGAAGTCCTGCTCGCCCACCTGGACCCCGTCCAGCGTGAGGTGAGCCAGCACGACCCGGGGCTGGTTGAGCCACAGGACACGCTGGACGTCCTTGTCATACTCTTCCCTGGTCGCGTAGATGCCGGGCGACGGGAAGGGCAGGAGCAGCGCCTCTCCCTTGATCATGGTGGGCCGGTCGACCACGTGGATGCAAGACGGCACGGTGAGCACCCGCAAGCTCTCCAGCGCCGTCGGGGCGTCAGGGTTGCTTGAGGCGTCGTGGTTGCCCGTCAACAGGTATAGGTCGATGCCCTCGCGCTGGAACTCGTTTGCCCACTGGCTGACCATCTTGCGGACTGGCACCGCCGGGGTCGGGCGGTCATAGATGTCCCCGAGGCAGACAGCCACCGACACCTTGAAGCGTCGGCAGAGGTCGAGGAAGTCATACATGGCGCGTCGGACGTGGGGCGTGAGGTCGTAGCCGTAGAGCTGTTTTCCGAGATGAAGATCTCCGATCACGCCTACGCGGCACATAGCCATCTCCAGCACTTGAAGTTGACCACGTCATGCCACCACCAGTAGGAGAACCCGCTACTGATCGCAAGTTCCCGCGACGCCCGACACTTGCCCAACCCTCGGACCTTCCTGACCAGATCGGCCGTCGCACGACAGAACCGATGCCGCTCTCCTGTAGGACGTAGCCCCATCGCGCAGGCATGCTCGGCATTCTCGGACTTGGTCACGTATTCGAGGTTGGAAAGGCCGCAGTTGGTCTTCACCCCATCAACGTGATTCACCTCGTGCCCCAACAGAGGCTCTCCCAGGAATGCCCTGGCTACCAGAAGATGAACCAGGAACGAGCGGTTGGTATGCCGAGTGGGGAGGTATAGAGATACGAACAGGTAGCCAGACGTGCCCCACTGATTCCTCTTGATCAAGGACCCGGCCGGGCAGTCCTTATGCGACCGCCCGTGCTGGTGCCTCCTTCGCACCAACCCCGTGTTGCTCACCTCGTAGTCCGAGTGCCCCAGCACGTCCCTCCACACCTCGACCGCACGAACCACACGAACAGAAGGCTCCACTGCAAGGAAGGTCTTGCCCAAGTGCAAGTCCCCGATGATCGCGATACGACCCGACAGCCTCGCCTTCGAGTGCAGCGGCATGGTCAGCTCTCCTCGCTCGGCTGTCCCACGAGGTCGAGCGCTTCGTTGATGCAGCCGACCAGAGTGCCGATCATCTCGCGGCTCGGGGGCTCGTAGGAGCTGAGCTTGTGGGTCACGTCTCGCGCCTGGGACAGAAGCTCGTGAAGACGCCGCGCGTGGGTAGCCAACTTCGCGACAGCCTGGACAGCTTGGTCGTCCATCACGCCCTTCCCTTCTTGCCCTTCTCGGGCTTCATGGGCAGGAGGCCCTTCTCGTAATCGAGCATGACCTCCGCTTGCTCGAAGGGCTTCGCCATCCTGTTCTTCTCAGCCGTGACCCGCAGCTTGAAGCCCGCCACGTACTTCTTGCCCTGGCGCTCCCTGGTCACGCGGGCGATGTTCTCCAAGCGCAGCCTGATGCTGGCATAGAACTTCAGCGCCCTCCCGCCCGGGGGCTTGGGCTTCTTTTCCCCGCCAGGCATCGTGTCGGTCGAGTCCCTGACCTGGTTGACACAGAACAGGATGGAGCTGGAGCGCGGCATCCTCGCCCCGATCTTGCGGAGAGCTGCGGACAACATGAGGGCTCGGATCTGAGCTTGCCTGCCCCTGGACAGCTCCTCCTCCTCAAGCTCTGCCCTGGTGCTGAGCCCGGCCACACTGTCCACCATCCCCACGAGGAGCCCCGTCTCCCCTGCCACGTCCAGCGCCTTGTTCCACGAGTCCGACACGCCCTCTACCGTTTCATCGTCACCCAGGACCAGCTTGTCCAGGTCCACCCCGTACTGCTCGGCAAGCCACTCGTCCCAGTTGCCTTCGCTGGGGTAGAGGATGGCTCCACCGCCCATCCGCTGCGCCTGGGCGAGGAGGGCGTAGCCGATGCCCGTCTTGGCGGTCGCCTCTCCCCCGTAGATCTCCACGATGCGGCCGCCCGGCCAGCCCCGTCCGTCTCGGTCTAGCACGAGGTCGAGGTCGGGGACGCCCGACGGGATGAACACCCGGGGGTGACCAAGTTCACTGTTGCGCCCTGCGTGGACCCTGTCGCTGCCAAGCACGGCACGGAGCGCGTCGGTGATCCGCCCCATGTCCAGGTCGTGGTCGATGGGCATCACCTTCTGCCCTGGCTTCGGTCCTGTCCTGGCCATCTACCCTCTCCTGCTGCGGGGCATCGTCCTGCTGTCCTGCCCGCGCTCCTCTGCCCACACCTTCACCTTCGCCATCAGCTCCTTGATCCTCTGCTCCTCGTTCCAAGCCCCTTGCTTGATCCCGTCAGCGTACCCGAGGTCGTAGGCGCAGCCCGCGCAACGGTGGCGCCCCGGCTCGGCCTGGCGCTCGGGCAGCCCGGTCAGCTTGCGGGCCGGGATGTGGTTGTGCGTCTCGGTGCATGTCCTTGTGCCTGATAATGCTCTGGGCATTGGTCGCCAGCTCCTTCTCGGTCTTCATCCATGTGGGCATCTCGCCCTCGAAGGCTTCCTCAAGACCCAGAAGGAAGTCCTCATCATCCAGCGGCACGGCCTTGCCGGGCTTCATCACCCGGTCGAACAGGCTCAGGACCCGCTGGAGGTCTTGCGTCGGTCTGGCTTTGAGCCAGTCCCACCCTTCTCCGCCTCTGAGGCGATGCAGCACCCCAAGTGCTGCGGACGCGGGCTTCGGGAAGTTGACGGCTGCGAATTCCCCGAATGAGGCTACCGCTGCCTTGTCGTATGCCCGCGCGGCTTCCTCCTCAGAGTCAAAGCGACCCAGGTGGCGCTGCGTCTTTCGCCCGTCATCCCTCTCCTCTCCATCCCTGATCTGAGCCACCCACTTGTCGCCGTCGCTGTGGAGGTAGACACCTTTGTACCTAGAGGACATCCCACCATGGCGCTTGCGCTGGTTCTGAAGATTCTGCCTGTGCGTGGCTTGTCTGAGATTGTGTCTGCGGTTGTTCAGACCATCGCCGTCCTCATGGTCTATCTCCTTGCCCGGTTCCTCCCCGAGGATCTGCTGGTGCATGTAGACAGTTGACCGGTCAGCGGCATGCCGGACCGCATACCAGACGCACCCACGGACGAGCTTCGCCGACCACCTGTACGCCGCTAGCCCTTCGTAGTCTTGCGGGTCGACGACCGCGAACATCCCTCGGCTGAGGCTGATCCTTTTACCTGGCAAAAGGGGCACCGCTCGGCTGCCAGAGGGTTGTCGGGATAGTAATGCCGCATGAGGCGATACTCCCGCAGCAGGTGCCCCAGCTCCGACTGTCCGTGGGCGTCCATGACCGTCTCGTATAGCTCCTGCAGAACGGGGTCGGTCGCCTGGTGCAGCCAAGCCCACAGGTGCTTGCGCTCGAATACGCGCAAGGACTTTCGCGGCTCGGGCCGCCTGTCCTCCGGTGCCCGCTGCGCCTGCGCCTCCTTGAACGCTGCAGCCTCTTCCTTCTCCTGCTCCTCCATCAACCTTGCAGACCGTTCGGACGCAGCCTTCAACCTTTCGGGCATACCTGGTCCACGTCCTCTCTGGCTCGCTGTCCGTATGACGACCTTGGCCAGCGGCTCTACCTTGTGCACCACTTTCGCTTTTGCTCTGCGCTTTCGCTTGCGCTGCATGCCGCCTCCGCTCTCCTGGTACGTTCTCCACCCTCCGGGTTCGCTCCATGCGCCGGAAGGACATGAGGTAGCCCTGTAGGCGAGACACGATGGACACGAACCCGTGCCCCATCAGGGATGACCGAAAGCCGGCCCGATCAAGTCTGCGGTCGAGACGGCCGTGGGTGTATTGGCGGACGATGACCCCGCGCTGCCCCTCGGTGAGCAGGGCGCCTGGGGTCATGAGCTTGAGGTTCCTCGCCACCACCTTCACCGCTGCCGTGTACTCCTCCGGGCTGAAGTTGATGCCAGCGGCGACCCCGTGCTGCCCGATGCCCGACATGATGCCTTCCAACGTGCGGTACTCCGCTATCAGGTCTCGGGCTCGCTTGTCCCCTATACGGGGGACACCCTTGATGCCGTCCTCTCCGCCGACCAGAACCTTGTAGGTGATGTACTGGTCAGGCTTGAGGTCGAGCTTCGAGCGTACCCCGTAGGGTCCGACGAGCAGGCAGCGCGGGCTGGCCAGGCAGTAGAGGTCGGTGTCGCTGGTCACGATGCCCACGTCCTCCAGGTGCAGGAACCTAGCGAGCACCGCGATCAGGTCGTCCGCTTCGATGCCGGGCTGTTGGACATGGACGATGGGAAGGTGGGAGGTCATGCGACGGATGATGTCCTTCTGTCGCACGAGGTCAGCGATGAACTCCGGGTCACGCTTCCTGTCCATCTTGTAGGCGGGGTAGAGGGTGGTCTGGGGCTCGTGCCCGTCATCCCAACAGACCACCATCTCCTCCGGTTCGTAGAGGTCGGCCAGATGCCCCAGGGTCTTGACCGTGCCGTAAGCGGCCCCGACGTTGCGCCCCGCCCGGTCGGTGAGGTGCAGCTTGTAGGCTGAGCGATAGACGAGGCCGCTTACGTCCACGAGGAGTCGCACGGTTTCCTCCTAGAGCTTCCTGACCTTCTTCTTGAGCGTGGTGCCCACCTTCGCTGCCACGCTACCGGGCTTCGGCTTGTGGGCGAGCGGCGTGGGCTTGCTGGCCGGTGCCTTGGGCTTGAGCTTACGGGGCGGGGGCTCGGGCTCCTCCTCGGCCTCGTCCTCATCCGAAAGCTCGTCCTCTCCCTCGTCGTCCTCGGCGGGCTCGTCCTCCGGGTCAGCGTCTTCCTCGACAGCCTCGTCCTCTTCAGCCCCTTCTCCCTCCTCCGCTGCCTCGTCCTCTTCGCCCTCGGGCTCCTCGAACACCTCGTCCTCTTCGCTCCCCTCCTCGGCCCCCTCCTGCTCCTCCTCGTCCAGATCCTTCTCTTCCCCCAGCTCCTCCTCGTCCTCGAAGCTCTCGTCCTCATCCTCGTCGGCGTTGCCCCGGATGAGCTTGCGCTGGTCCTTGATGCTCATGGGCTGGGCAAAGCGGAAGGCGTCGAGGTTGTGCAGACACTCCATCACCTTCTTGGTGACGTACTTGGAGATGTCCACGGGGTCACCAAACTTCACCTTGTAGCGGGTCCGCAGCCCCTTGCCGGTCTTCTTGATACCGAGGGTCACGCAGGCGTTGGGGTCGGACACGTCCACCTTCTCATCGTTGATGAACTCCAGGATCTCGCGGAACACTACGCCCGAAGCGCCGAGCACCTTGACGACGGCATCCGGCGTGCTGAGGAGCTTGCGGACGTTCTCCTTCTTGACCGCGTTGAAGAAGGCACGGGACTTGAGGCGATGGTTCTCCACGAAGTCCGTATCCCCGCGCCTGGCCCGCTTGACCATCTCCGCGCAGACCAGACACTCCTTCCCGACCGAGCGCTTCGGGCAGACGCCCCGCCCGTGCTGCTCCACCTCTTTCCAGATGACCCCCTCCTCGCTCCAGGGCGGGAGAAGGAAGAGGAAATTCCACCCGTCCTTGAGGTCGAGCAGGTCGCCGCTGGAGCGCTCCTCTACCTCCTTGTGCTTGGCGGACGCCTTGTCCAGGTCCATGCCCCGATGGGCGGGCTCGGTCTGCACCGGGCGTGGCTTAGTCTTGATCTTCGGCTTGAGCATGCCTCGTCCTCCTTCCGTGGTAGCTGTCCTTGACAACCTTGGTTGCTTTCCTTGCTGCGGTCTTCAGGTCGGTGCCCTCCATCTCCGCTCGGTGCTGGGCACCAAGCTGGATGAGCATGTCCCGCCTCATCTCGAAGGCCCGCACCGTGGCCTTCAGGATGTCGGACTGGAACTGCCCCCGCCGCTGAGCTGCGGTCAACTTCTGGTGCTCCGCGTGGGTGCGGACGAAGGACTTACACTCATTCTCCTTCGCGTCGGAGTGCTGGCTGCGGTACTCGTCGTAAAGCTCGAAGAAGGACACCTCGACCTTCTCCTCCAGAGCCCGCACGAAGTCCTGCGCCCTCGCGTTGAGGAAGGCCCAGTGGGCGAAGTAAGCCGACTGGTTCATGAACTCTGCGGTCAGGTCGCTGGAGATGGAGAGCTGCTCCATCACCTCGGACTCGACCTCAGCGGGTACCCCGTCGGGTAGCACCGCGGCCCTTCTCGACCCCGCCCCGCGCTGGCGCTGCCTCTCCAACGCTGCGGCAGCCGCCTCCGTCTGCTTTCGCTTCTGCTCGGTCATCGCTTCTCCTTTCGCTAGGCGTCGTGCTGCCCCCACCACTCCTCGACCGTTGTGTCTATGCGGAGTGGCATCTCGAACCTTCGGATCTTGTCAGGCTTCAGGACCGTCTCCATCCACGTCCTGATCCAGTGCTGCGCCTCGTCCACGTACCGCTTGTGGACGTTGAATATCATGCCGTCGTGCAGGGTGAGGAGCATCCTGAAGCCGGGTAGCCTGACCTTCTTCATCCCGTCCCACACCCGCTTAGTAGCCTGGCTCAGCGGGTCAGCGCTGCCTTCGCTCT